CAAAAATTCTACACGATCCTCGACACGCCATTTCAAGCGCAGCCGGAAGTGTTAAATAAAAACCTGACGGAGACTTACATTTATTCCGCTCAGGGGCTTCCCCAATGGGCGACCATCGACGCCGGGACCGGCACGATCTCGGGGAATGCCTCAACGCCAGCGACCTACCCCGTCACCTACACAATCACGGACTCTTTAGGTAACTCTGTATCTGAGGCGCTCGATATCATCGCTCTAGGAGGCGTGCCGACAATTAGCGAAAGCCAAGCTTTCACCGCCCGCACAGGATACCCGGTCAGCTACCAAGCGACAGTCGTGGACCAACTCGCCCCGGCATCGACATGGGTCGCCTCCTCACTGCCTGCAGGCTTAACCATTACCGACGCTGGAACCATCTCTGGCACCCCGACGGTGCCGGGAGTTTATACAATCACTCTGGAAGCCGCTAATGAGGCAGGGGTTGCAACTCCTACGGCACTCGAAATCGTCATCAAACACTGGAACATTATGAAAATATACATCGACCCGCAAAAAAAACGCTTCCTGGACCGGCCAAACTCCCGATACCCAATCGCCTCGCTGGACTTAAAACGCCGCGACAAAATGCCTTTTGAGTTGTTTTTTATCGAGGGCACGGAGGCTGTGGATTTGCCGACCAGCTCCGAGATCACCGTTGGCATCAAAGCGCGGTTCGAAGACACTACATATCTCGCGCTCGTGCCTCACGGGACTAGCACGCTTGACCTGAACACCGACGCCATCGAAGCGGAATTCGCCGCCGACAATCCCGAGAGCATCATCGCACTCCTCGAGGTTCGCTGGGCAGACGAATACGCATCGAGCCGATCCGTCACGCTTCCCGTGAACCTAAACAACTCAGTCATCCGCGATGAACGTGACGGGCAATGATCTACAGCGCCAGCAATACTGTTTTAGTCGATAAGACTCTAAGTCGCCGCCATCTGCCCCGTGGACTTGTCGAAGTTCGCAAGCAAATCGTCGGGCGAGATGAGTCCATAATCGACCAAATCGTCGGCGAGCCGGAAGGCATTGTGATCGACTATTCCGACGGGCTTGTTGTCTGCGAATATTCGCTCTACGAAATTGATTCTGTGATTCCCGAAACGATTTCGAGCGAAATCATCAGCGTTCCAAAAACTTGGTTTGAGACAAATTCGGCCGCTGAAACAATATTGATGACCGCAACGGAGACCTGGGTCTCTACAACAAAAACGGTTTACATTTTAAGCACTGGGACTTTTCAAAAGATTCCCACACCGCCAGTATTGACCACCACAATCATCGGCCAAGCTTACGGATCTGCTAAGTCTAAAACGACCTTTGAGTCATACGCATCGGATGTGACTCAGCAAAAAATCGGCGGCATCTTTCACCTGTCGGTCACATTTCGGAACAAAGCAGTAACATCATGAAATTCCCTGTCGATTTCGTTGAAAAATTTAGTTCTCCAAGTGTGGGAGCAGGTTATCCCGTCCAAATCTCTGCGACAGACATGATGAAAAATTTTCACAAAGCATCGATGGTTGTGAGCGATACGGAGATTCAACCTTTTAAAGAAAGCGACAAGACCGTCGGCAACGGCATGATAGTGCGCTCGCTCAAGTTCGACCCCGCTCCTCCAAGTGAGCAGGGAACTTATGTTTTCGCATTCAAGGATGGCGCGTTTACCTGGCTCGCCACGGAGGAGTGCTAGTGAGAGACCGGAAACCTGAGACCGGAAACCGGAAAAATTTCTCCGCCTTATGACCCTCGGCCGCACATCCTCCGGAGCCATAAAAATCAAAACCGACGGCGGCCTCCGCGCTGTGAATTGCGGGTGCTGCCAAAGTGGTCCATTTGACCCCTGCGAAGATTGTCCACCATTTATTAGAGATTTGAATTTTTCTGTTTCGGGTGACTTCAGTGGCTGGGTTCAGACATTTAATTACGAACCGGCGCTTGGAGCCGATGGGCAAACTTGCTTGGACTCCTGCGATGGCTACAGCCCCGCAGGTTCTGGAAACGGCTTTGCTACGCACGGAGTAACTCTGAGAAGAGAATATATCACTGGGCAGGGCGGTCTTGTGTGCGGCTGGGTTTTAGGTATGGGCTACAACACCCAAGAGGAAACCATAGACCCTTCTGGGTTCCCGAGCTTCTGCGATTTTTCTGCCTTTGAGGAACTGGAAATCACAGCCCTCGATCCAAGAGGCACCTATACATTCAATATCACGGGTCCCTGCTCAGGATTATCATGGGACGGAATGCCCTTCCAGGAACAGAGAAGCTACAATTTTACCGTGATCATTTCATGACTTACGCCGATTTCCTCGTGAAATTGCCCGTTGAATTGCGCGAAAGGCATCACCGCTTGCGAACCGCCATGCAAGCCACGGGCCGCTTCGCCCGCAGCGGCTTCGCCACCACCCCACCCAAAATCCTCGCTGAGCGTGAGGCCACCTGCCGCGCCTGCGCCGAGTGGGACGCCGCCGCGCTGAACTCCACCGGCCGATGCCGCAAGTGCGGTTGCAGCACCTGGGCAAAGCTCCGCATGGCCACCGAGCGCTGCCCGCTCGGCAAATGGGAAGCCGTCGAGCCGAAACCGGAAACCGGAGATCGGAAGCCGGAAAGCTAACTGCATCTCTTCGCCCTCCGCATTCCGCTTTCCGCATTAGGAGACGCTCGGAAGCCCGACTGATTTGACACCTGCCGCGTGGTCAGCGGCATGAAACTCTTCCTCGACCAAAAAAACCGGCGCTTCATCAAGTCCGCCGCGAGCAATGTCGCGCTCCAGACGCTCGTGCTCAAACGCCGCGACCAGGTGCCGCTCGAGGTCATCTTCGTGGAGAACGGCGTGGCCGTCGATCCGGTCCTCGGCACCGAGACCACCGTCGCACTCAAGTCCTCTTTTTCCGACTTCAATTTTCTAGCTCTGGCGGCTCCTGGCCAAACCATCCTCGACTTAAATACCCAGCCAGTCGAGGCCGCCTTCTCCTCAGACCCAGCCAGCATCACCGCCTTCCTCGAGATCCGCTGGACCGCTCCGAGCCAAGCCCTCCGAACCGCCACGCTCCAGGTCGAGATTCAAAACAGCGTCATCCTCGGCGACGAAGGAACGCCATCAACCATCCCCGACGGCAAAGCCACTCAAGCCGAAGCCGAAGAAGGCACCGACAACGCCAAGTGGATGACACCGCTCCGCACGGAGCAAGCCATCACCGCCCAAGTCAGCCAAGCCCTCGCCGACGCCAACGAGCGTATTGACCTGCTCGCCAGCAATCTCGGCACCGCTTCCCTCGACTCCATCGCCGAAGCCGCCGCCTCGATAAACACCCTCCAGGCCCAAGTGGATGGCAAAGCCCCCGCCATCCACACCCACACCGCCAGCGACATCACCGACTTCGCCAGCGCCGTCGACGCCGTTTCCCCGCCTGTCGTCGTCGAATACCCGACGCGCTCGGCGTTCCCATCCAGCGGCAAGCCAGACCGGCTCTACATGGCCCTCGACGAGGGGATGCCCTACCGCTGGTCGCCCAACGCAGCCGCCTACGCCCTGATGATCCCCGTGATAGACGCGGGCAACTTTTGACAATCACCCACCACGAACAGCCCAACCAACCACCACCAACCTAACTAGCCATGGCCAATCCCATCATCAAAATCAAACGCGGTTCAGGCGCGCCCGTCTCCTTGCAGACTGGTGAAGTCGCCTTCGACACGCTCAACAAGTCCCTCTTCATCGGCACAGCCGAAGGCGTCCTCGCCATCGGCGGCGAGCATGTCTTCGCCAAAAAGACCTATGTCGATAGCGCCGTTTCCAGCGAGCAATCCGCACGCGAAGCAGCCGATACGACCCTCACCAACTCGCTGAACGCCGAAATCTCCCGCGCCCAGGGTGCCGAGAGCGATCTCGCTGACGACATCTCTGCCGAAGAGACAGCCCGCATCGCAGCCGTTTCCGCCGAGCAATCTGCGCGTGAAGCAGCCGACACGACTCTCCAGTCGAACATCGACACCGAGAAAGGCCGCATCGATGCGATCCTTTCCGCCGCTGATGCCGACAAGGACAGCTTCGCCGAGATCGTCACTTTGATCAATTCGGTGGACACCGAGAACGACTCAGCCTTCGCTGGCTATGTCACATCGAACAACGCCGCGCTCGCGACTGAAGTCACGAACCGCACGAATGCCGACACAGCCTTGGGCGTGCGCATCGACGGAGTCGAGACCGCAGCGACCGCGCTGACCAGCCGCGTTTCCGCAGCCGAGCAGGACATCCTCGACGAAGAAGCCGCACGCATCGCCGCGGTCTCCGCCGAGACCAGCGCCCGCCAGAGCGCCGTCAGCGCGCTCGAAGCAGCCGACGAGACCTTGCAGGACAACATCGACGCCGAGGCTTCGACTCGTTCCACAGCCGACACCTCGTTGAGCAACCGCATCACCACCCTCGAAAACGCCAGTGCGGATACCCGCCTGGGCGACCTCGAGAGCGATGTGGCTGATCACGAACTTCGTATCTCCGCCTTGGAGACGACGATCGATGGAGGTTCTTACTAGTCCCTAAACCCGCAACCCCGGCGGGGCGCTCCATAGCGCCTCGCCACGCGGGGGGTCTAACTCCGCGAAATCAAAAACCGGCCCATGCCAAACCCACAAATCATCCCGAAAAAGTCGGTCCAAGCCTCAGCCATTCCGACCACCGCGCAGCTCGCACTCGGCGAGATTTGCGTCAACCACGCCGACCGCCGAATCTACTCGCGCAACCCCTCCACCGGCGAAGTCTACAAATTAGCCGGCACCAAAGACGCCCCCGACCGCGTGTGGTCCTTCGACATCTCGAGCGACGGCACCACGACCTACCTCGGATTCCTTCTCTACTCGGACTTTCCAAACTCCGGCTCGGTGTATGACAGCGAATCCTGGGAAATCTCCCGAACCATTTTCAACGCCGCAGGCACCACATCCACCGAAAGCTCGGCCACCGGCGCGTGGTCAAACAAAGAGTCACTGACCTATGCTTAGCCCGCTTTACGGCCAACTCTCCCCCCTCCGCGTGCCTACAATCGCCCCGCCGGACGCCGACGCCTTGGCCTACATCGCCGCCGTCGAAGCGGCGGACGGCGCGACTCTTGAGGACGGGGTAAAGAGCGCGATTAATAACTTTGTCACCGGCTGCAAATCCGACGGCATCTGGACCGCCATGAAAGCCTCCTGCATTCTTGCGGGGGCTCGCACTCTCTCTGGTGCTCTCGTTCCGTTGGTAGGGGCTGCTCCCACTTCGATCAGTTTCGTTTCCGGCGACTATAACCGTAAAACCGGTCTGCTTGGAAATGCCACGACTAAATATCTCAACAGCAATCGTGCTGCTGACGCCGATCCGCAAAATAGCGCAAGCCTTGCTATATGGGTCTCAACTCCAGCAACCGTTACAAATATCTACTATTTAGGAGCGTTGCGAACAACGCCAAGCCCCGCTGTTTATAGCGTTATCTCAACGAATGTTGGGTTTGCCATCAGAAATACAGCATCTGCACCAAATTCAAACCGAACTGGAACAGGGCT